GAAACACATAAATTATGCAAATATAGTGGAAATATTAAACTAATGTTATATGATTCAAAAACAACAGAACTTATTATTTGGTCAGAACAACCAATTAATATATTTGAAAAACTTAAAAGTAATATAACAGAAATATGTATTATTTTTATTTGTTGGACATTAACAATTTCATTTATTTTGTCAAGAAAACATAGTGATAGTTTATTTATGACATTACTGAATATGATTATGATTTATATTTTAATACAATTTTCTAAATTTTCATATGAAACAACTTATGTATAAATAAAAATTGAAAAAATATATATAATGATATAATAATGAATATAATAATTATCATACTAACAATTATAGAAGATGGACAGTGAAATTGAACTAAAAAAATCAGATGATATACATATTGAAATAAAAGTAGTAGAAAAAAAAGAATTTGATGGACTACATGAAAGTTATATGAAATTATTATTTGAAGGATCTGATATTAATATTAAAATTATTAATGCAATAAGAAGAACATCAATGACACAATTACCAAGTTATGGATTTGCACCAGAATTAATAAAAATTGATAAAAATACATGTGAAGCCTTTAATAATGATTATGTTAGACAACGACTATGTTTTGTTCCATTATACAATATTGATTCTGAATTATGCTATTTAGATACAAAATATATTCCTGCAAAATATAATAATCCAGATAGAGAAGTTCATCCAAAAGAAAAAGATATTGAATTATATGTTAATGCAAAAAATACAACATCTGAAATTATAGATGTAACTACAAACAATGTTAAAATTTTAATTAATGACAAAGATGTTCAAATATATAATAAAGAACATCCATGTTTACTTATTAAATTACAACCAAATGATAAATTTAATTGTTCAATGAAAGCAGTATTGGGTATTGGAGAAAAACATGCTTTATGGAATTTGGCAACAAATTGTTTTTATAAAATAATTGCTGGAACAGATGGAAAAAATGATAAATATGAAATAACATTAGAAGGAAATGGACAAGTTGATGAAAAACAAATATATATAAAATGTTGTAAAAACATTATTTATAAACTAAATATAATTGATCAAAAACTTAAAGAATTTGAAAATATTGAAGATAAAAAAGCAGAAATAAAATTAGAAAACGAAGATCATACAATTGGAGAAATATTGAATTATGAACTACAAAGTATTAATGATACTGTCTCTGGTTTTAAACGTCCTGATTTACTAGTTAAAGAAGGTGTAATAACTATCGCAACAAAAGAAAAAAAAATTATTGATGTTTTTCATGATGCTATTACAATACTTATAAAAAAAATGAGTCATATTGGTAAATGTATTGAATCTATCTAATTTACGATATTTTAAAAAATATAAATATAATTATAGTAATATTTCAAAAAATATAAATATAATTATAGTAATATTTCAAAAAATATTACTATAATTATATCTGTAATATTATTATAGTAATAAGTTAACTTATTCAAATATGCAAACAAATACAATTGATAATTTTATCAATGATATATTTGATGATTTTTTTGTTACAGAATTTATGAAAAATAAGAAAATTGAAAATATATTAAAAGAAAAAAATTTTATCAAATATCAAAAAGAAATTAACAATACAGTTATAAATTATTTGAAACATGTTGATTTCAATAATGTAGACAAGTTATTAAAAAACAATGATTCAATACATTTATTTCACGAAGGAATAAAAAGGTATATTATGATGTATGTTTTCTTGATTATAAAATATTTTTATGAAGGAGATAATAACATGTATATTTACAATATTGTTGAATTTTCAAAAAATCAAATTGATTTTGATATGAAAATAGAAAATTTTTTTACATCTGAAAGCACTTCATTTGTAATATACTATTCTACTTTATTGAAAAAAATTAAAGATTTAATAGCAATGTCACCCAAACAATTAAAAGACATTGTAAATAATAATGAATTTTTAGATGCTTTAACATTTTTAAACTCTTTTAATGAAGAATTCATAATAAAAATATTTAAAGTAAAAAATAAAATGGAGCAAGCACATAATTTAATAAAAACAATTATTGTAACCGAAATTTATGGGAAAAAAGAGAAAAAAAGTTTTTATGATTTTGTTGAATCTGTACAAAATCAAGAAGAAGAATTTATGTACATTGATATTGTTGTAGCAAATGAAGATAAATTTGAATATTCATCAATTGAATCAATATTATCAAAAAAAGAAATAAGATCTGGATTAGCTAAAACAATATGGAAGATGATACAAACGAAAGATGATGAAAATTTATTGACTGCCGATGAAAAACTTTTAGTATTATTAAAATCAAAAATAATCATTCCTGTATGTGATGATTTTTTATTGTTTCATAAAAGTTCTGAAAAATATGACAAAAATATTGATAAACAACAAGTTAAAAAAAAAGAAGATACAAAATTACGTTTTATTGTCAATAAAATTGATCAAGTATCTGAATTGTATTCTGTTAGCACATTAAAAAATAAAGAATTATATAATTTAACATTGAAAAATTTTTACTCTCCATTAAAATATCGAAAAGCAATATTAGTTAATGAATATGAAAACATTAATATAACAAATAAATATTTACATGTAGAGAAACATTTACCAGAATTAGAAGAATATTTTAGAGAATTTTCAGATTATTGTAAATATCCATATGTTAATTTTAAAGATTTTGAACACTATGGATTTTCATTATACTTGGATAATACAATTGAAAATCCATTAAATATCGTAAGATATGTTAATTTTATTAAGAATAAAGAAGTAACTGTTAATCAATTACAAATGCGAATTGGAAGTGCTGATATGATTATTAATATTGTCGGTTTTATGTTTCCTTCTAACAAAACAAATATTTACTGTATAAATCCACATAATGTTCATAATATTTCTAAAACTACAAATGGTTACAAATCATTTGTTGATTTAATTGATCATAATAATTTAGGATTAATGTCAACTGATAAATCATTTTATTGGATATTTGATTTAGAAAAGGATTTTGTTAAAAAAAATAAATATATTCAAGAACATACTTTTACAAAGCAGGAACAAGTCAAAGAAAATGTAGCAAATATTTACAATGACATAATTAATCAAATTTATACTATTGTAGTAAATAACATTGATAAAAATACATATATTCAATATGCATATAATATTGTTAAACAATTTGAATATAATTTATTCAAATTTCCTCCCCAATTATTAGAAAAAATAGAATATAACATTTTAAATAAGGTTGTTCGTATTCGTAGTAGTTATGATAATAATGAAGATATTATTTTTGGTTTAGAAAATAGTATTCCATTAACTAATATTATTTTACCTGAACTAAAATTAATACCAAAAATTAATATTAATGTTACAGAAGAAAAAAACAAAAAACATAAAGCAAAACAGAAAATAAAACAAAACACAGAACAAAATAATATTATATGTCAACATGTCATAACATGGGACGAAATGATGGAAATAAAAGATTCTGATCCTGTGTTATTTACAAAAAAGATGTTTATGTTTACTAAAAAATATATTATTGAAAACAGTGAACAAGATTATGTATGTAGAAGTTGTGGAATTAGAATTAATATTAAAAAATTTATGGAAGATGGTGTTTATGACAAAGACACGAACATTTTAATTCCGTTAAATATTCATGGTTCGTTTGAACAACCATTAGAAGATGTTGTAGAATATGAACGATTAAAAAATACAATTCGTGTTATAGATAAAATTATTGAAAAAATATCAGTTGTCAGTAATATTATAACATTGATTGGTTCTCAATCACTTATCAAATTAAAAAGAAAAAATATTACAAAAGATACGATTGATTTAATTATACAAAATAATAATAATTTACGAAAAATATTTAAAACACGAAATGAAAATAATAATTCTAAATATGGTATAGCAAAAGATTTATCAAATCTTTTTGCATTTAATTTAGATGATAGTATTTTTATATTTTCAAGTAAAGATAAAGATTATTACAAATTAATAAAACAAAACAACATGTTATCAATGATAATTTTACAAATTATTATGGAATTAACAACTTCTCTTGTTTTAACAATAGGAAAAGCAGATAAAAAAGGATTGTGTGGATATCAATCTTATGAAAAAAAGAAAGACTTGCTTTTTAATGATATTAAAATTATTATAAATCAACAAAAAAAAGTTGAATATATTAAAAAATATGATATTTTATGTTATATTTTATTTGTTATAACATGTTCAACAACAAAATATAACATGTGGAGGTTAAATGTTTCTAACATAAAAGAAAAAACAAATAAAAAAAATATTATTTTAAAAACACAAAAAACAATGATAACTACAATTATTGACATGTTAAATAGTATTATTGAAAATCAAATGTATTTTAATAATACAAAAATGACAGATTTAATGATTCCATATAAAATATTTATTACTAAATATTACAGAAGTTTAAATGAAACATTTAACAATGTAGAATTACAAAAACGATTAAAAGAAGAAAGTTTATTAGATAAAACAATAGAAAGGAAACAATTTGCAGAAACAAAATTATTATCAAAACAACTTAGTGGTATTTATAAAGAAGTTGATTATTTAACAGCACTAAAACAAATACATTATTATGTTAAAATTCCACCTCCAATAAAACATGAATATGTTAGAAAAATATACAATATATCAACAATGACAAATTGTAATGATGGAAAATTTCATCAATGGATACCTTTTGAAAAAACATTAAAATGTAAATTATGTTCTGTTTTAATGGATGATGTTACAATTAAACCATCAACAGAATTATCAACAAAATTTTATTATGTTGATCTTCAAATGATATCAGAAAACTTTTGTATTGTTGACGGTTTGCCACATCAATTTGAATTAACAGAAACAGGTGAAGTACGTTGTATACGTTGTCATAATGAACATGGACATATATATTCAATATCAGAATTAAATGAATTATTTGAAAAAATTAAGTTAATTGAAAAATCACGAACACATGTTTATGATGTTACCATCCCAGATAATATTTCAACAATAGAACTAAACAAAATTGACATTAATTATATTGATAAATTTATTTCATCATTAAATGATATTATTGGAAATGATATTAGTTTAGATGAATTTAATGGTCAACAATTAAAATATAATACATATATCATTGATCATGATCATCAAGGAACTAAGTTGGATAAGCCAATTATTATATCAGAAAAAAATAATAAAGTTATATATAAACAAAATCATCCATTTTACAAAACAGATGTTATTTATTATGTAAATTATAAAAATGGGAAAATAGATGTATTTTATGATGCAACAACATTGCTTTTGTTGGGATACAAAGAATCAGACAAAAATTTTGTTAAACTAGAAAATATAGATAAATATTTAAAAATCAATTATTCTGTACAAGAACAATTAAAATTACTTGGTTTTACAAATAAATTTATTACTGTTGAAACAAATGAAAAATTAAAAGATATCATTAGAATAAGAATAAATAATTTAAAAAATATAATTATTTACTTACAACTCATTATCAATAGAATAAATAATAATTTTCAAACAACTCAAAAAACAAATAATGATTATTTTTCTTTACGTTTTAATGTTTTTGATGATTATAAAAAGAAAATAAAAAATATTGATATAACAAATATATTTATTGATAGAAAAGAAATTGTTGATAGAATGGTTCCAGAATATGAAAAGTTTAATATTACATCTCCAACAATCATTAATACAGAAAATATTAATATGTATGAAAAAAATGAAGATAAACTTCTTAATTATTTTACTTTACAACTTGACAATTTGATACAACAAAATAAATCAGTTCTTCCATATCTTGTTATTAAATTCATAAATGTTGTATATGATATGTATAATGAAGAAAACCTAAATATTATTATTGATGTAAAACGATTTGATTATTCTGTAAAAAATAATGTGGGTTTAATTGAAGTAAGTTCTGTGGAACAGGAAGAATCAATAGAATCAATTAAAGAAAAAGAAGAAGAAGAAATGGGAGAAGATCCAGATGCTTATGGTGACGCAGATGCAGAATATGATAATGATGGAAATATTGATAATGGTGAAAATTTTGACACTGAACGTTTTGATT